CGCCTTAGCTCATCTCACGTGCTATTGCTATAGAAGTGAATGATGAAAGCGGCTTTTTCCGTTTTTCTTGGTTATAAGACGGATTAAGTCCTGGTATAAGACGTGCCTTTTCTTGAGCAGTGTCTTGCTCTTGAGCAGACTTATTAGCAAACGGTACCAGATCACGTTGGCCTTTTACCACGAATTTGACAAACTCCTCAAATGCTGGATCGTCCACACAGTTCTCCAAAATCATATATTGGCGGACACAGAACATATCCGTACTCCAATCTTTTGGTTTGTGGAATTTTTCAGGATTTAAACTACTATTTAACGCACGAATTGTTGGATAGTAGCCTCCCAATACAGCAGGGTTTTCTCTACTAAAGAAACCTCTGTGGAATAGCCGTTGCAGAAATGAGAACTGGTCTTCCTCATCTGATTGCTTTTCTTCTTTTGCGGGTAGTCCAAATTCGGCCATGAAATCAACGAATGCTTTCGCAGCCTCACGGTTTAAGTTGATCCAATAGAAATCGTCTCCAATTCCTTGTCCTCGAGTCTTCTTAACCCATGCCATAAACATTTGCAAAATGGTCTCTCCTAACTGAGTCCATCCTGCTCCTGACGAGTAGCCATGTACGCCACTAGTCATTGAGTCTGGTCCTACCAGTAAATCTATGGTGTTAACGTGTTCCATATTCTTCCATAAATCTTCCCACTCGGTTTCTTGGAACAGCCACTTAACACACTCGAAAACGAGACGTGTCTGACCGAGTCGCATATGAGCGTCCATCGCAGTAGTGTCTCCACCAAATATGCGAATGTCGCTTTGCCATTGTGATGTTACTGTGACCTTAACATCTTCAAAACCCTCCCATGGCGTTACATACTCCTTGACCCAAGGTGTAGGTGAGTTTCGAATCTCAGCTTGTATAAGTTGAGCGAATTGTCCCTCAAGCAAATTAAGAGACATTGGATACATCCAGACACCACGGAGTTTTCCATTGTACTTGCGGAATAATACGATGGCTGGATACTCGTACGCCTTGCCAGACAAAGCGTCTTGAGTTGATTGCTCGCGTACTTTATTTCGGCGAGTAAATAATGGCAATCCAGAGTTAGTAGTAAGTGTATCCCTATCTTGCATATCATCTAACACTGCGTCAATGCTGAGGCGACGTTTAGTTCTTAAACGTTTGCCGAAAAGTTCCTCTGCAAATGGCTTTGTGTACTCAAACCACTTTTGCAGTGACATCGGGTCATCGAATTTGCTAGGAGAGAAGCTATCTTCGTAGACTTCTAGTGCTTCCGATACTGGTGGAACTTCACCCTGAGGACCGACTTTCTCGAGTTGTCTCGATTCAAACTGGATAAATTGATCTCCGAACTGAGAACCTGCATTGACTTGATTTAGGATTTCTTGCCAACGTGCTTGGGTTTCTTGCCACTTCTCATTCTCATATAACCAAGAGTGAGGTGTAGCTTTCCTACCGACAGCTAAACTGTTGAGGTAAGAGGATAAAGAAGGTTGATTAGACACTACTTCTTTTAGTGTGCTGTTAAGCTGAACAATTTTCATATTGTTCTCCTTTCTTTGTG